CCACGGCACCAACTTGTATTGAACTAGCTTGTCTTGCCATGGCATTAATCATCTCAACATTAGTTACTGCGCTTCCAGCACTAACCCCTGCCCAACCCACGCCACCCACAGCAGACAAGAAAATTTGAGCACTCCCGTTGAAAGCACTTCCTGCGGGATCAAGGAAAGTCGAACTAACTATAAATGATGATGTAGTTCCATCAAAATTGTAAGTGCTAGCAGAAGCAACATTAGTTGTGGCAGCAGACACATTAATGAGATATTGATTGAATTCGTTTGCTGCGGGACCATTAGGTTGATTAAAGTAAATTACCTTTAAAGAAGATGGAATTGGGGTTGAGAAAGTATCATTTGAATAAGCAGATACAGATAGTGATGCAGCGGATCCAGCGAAAGCACCGACTAAAACTGTTTTTGCTCCTAATGTTTGATATGATATGTAGTCACCGTCAACTGCTCCCCCAACAACCTTTCCCAAGGCTAATGCTTGAGTAGTTGCAGTTCCAGCCGGAATGCGGAATTCTTTTGGTAGGATATACTTAGAAACTCCATTGGCATCAGTAACCTGAGCTTTTAAATAAAGATCTGTTCCAACACCATAATCTCCTGCAACTACTTCTATTGCAGGGCATGCACCAAGAGGAACTGTGGTAGTTGCTTCCGCAGCACCAGTAGTGGCCGCTCTTACGAAATAAATTGCATTAGTTGTCTCTAGGATTTCTAATGCGCCCTCTAAACCTTGCCCGGGGATATCCTCATTAGGTTCCCCGAAAACACTAATTAAGTTTTCCGGAGAGGTTATTAAGGTAGCTTCGTTTGTTGGACCTTTGGAAGCAAACCCAACAATGCCAACGATTGAGGAATTGCCAGCGACTGGATATGTAGAAATGTCCTTTTCAACAGTATAAACACCCGGAGATACAAAGTTTGCCATATTTTATTCCTCAGATAATTTTAATTATTTTTCTTCTAGCTAAATTCAAAACCATATTGCTTATCTGGTTTTGTTGTACAGTTACAGATTGTCTAGGTCTTAACAAGATCATCTTGTTTTCTCCCGGACCCAGTAAACATATTTGAAATGCTTGCAAAGATTCATTTACTATTTTTTTCATGTTCGTTGCCTTGTCTTCGTAAACGCCTACAATATTTAGCTAACATAAAATGTTAATTCTAGAAATATTTTTAATTTTCGGAAATATCCATAACAGATATAATCCATTCAATTAAAATTTCATTATCTGCTGATTTAACTAAAGGGCTAGTTAATTTTTTATAAGCTGCAAGAATGGGTTTATTTATTTTGTAATTAACATCAGGATTTTTAATAAATAAACCAAATTCTGTTGCACTTACCCCTACTGCCATATTTTTCTCTATTAAAACCCTGTATTTATTACTTCTTATTTTTCCTTTGGTAAGCCTAGGCTCATAAATTGATACCATGGCCGAGGGCGAAATCATAGAAATTGAAGAAAAAGACACAAAGGGAGTTCCTCCCAAACTAGATAAAGTTTTAATTTCAGAATCTAAATTAGACCCATATTGATTTAAAGTTAAACCAGAACTTAATTCAAAGAATGTGCTGGAAGCAGCGTTCGATTCATATCCTACCGAACTAGATCCTATTTGAAAGTAACCTATTTGAAAATTACCAACTTCTTGGTCTTCCTGTTCCGTAAACAAGTTAGCCAAAGAATAGCCAAATCCTTTTGTAATTATATTATTCCCCTCTTCGACAAGAGTCTTTTGTCCATTGTCGATAACAAAAATTTTTACTAATCCTTTAGCTTCTATACTCATTTTATTGGATCCGTCCAAAGAAGAGCATCATCTACATAATTAAACCCACAAGTTTTCTTAATCCATTGATACATCCTAGGTATCTCTCGTTCTGTTGTAGTTTGTTCTGATTGATGGAAATATGTACCATATCCCGGAATATTATGGTTTATAGGATTGTATCTTTCATTTATTAAATTTAAAACTGATCCTCTATAAGTTCCCGCTGTTAAACCAAGAGGGGTTAATCCAGTAGAAGTTCCACTTAAAACAAAATATGCGGAACTACCACTGTAGTACCCAACGCTAGTTGCATTTGGGTTAGAAAATATAGCTAAGGCAACAGCAGAATCATTAGTTCCTGATGATGTTCGTATGACTACTGATGTGTCTACTACATTTGCCCCAATTTGATAACCGCTAGCTTGGACAACAATGCTAGACGCAACTGCTGATGCAGGAACACTTGCACCTGTCGGCAAAGTAATTGTAAATGCCCCACCAGAGAAACTACTTAAAGTAAGAGTTTCACCTGCTAAGGTATATGGTCCTGCACTAGCCGATGCATACGCTGGATAAATTGATCCGGGTGCGCGTGCAACTCTTCCGTCATGAGAAACATTAAATGCAGAGCAAACAGAGCTTAAATCATAAATTTGTCGCCATTCATGCCCTCCCCCTACCCAAGGTGAGGAACTTCCATTAGGGGGAATTCCTTCATAAGTATACCAACCATTAAGAGTTCCTGCATTAGGAGCTAAACTATCTTCGGCTTCCCTATAATATGAATATATTTTAACATTTTTTCTAGTCCAAGGAAATTCAACTATCATGCTACTAGGAGACATGGCTTTTCCGATTGGAGTCAATTCCGACGATGGAGATATAGACCCACTTGCGTCTGGATTAAGAAGAACTCTCTCTACATCCCTTCTTTTTCTCCATAAAGCTTCTGTATTTCCATTAGGTAACCCATCATCTGCATCCATCAAACCAAATACTGCACCAAAATATGTAAAAGGGAAGTAGTATGGGTTCATGCTTATTTGCCCATACCAATTCAATATGCCAATCACATCTGAATTAGAGGTTTGTTCAAATTTATGGTTTTGCAAGTGTTTTGGTTTGTATCTCCTACTAGGCCGCAACCCAGCAACCATTGCGCCGTTACCTCCAGCACTTGAACCCCATAAAAATATCTTAGTAGAATCAAAACCATATTTAACAGCATTATCTTTGACCCATTGAACAGCTATTTGAGGATCTTCAAACATTGTAGGATATGTTGCATGAGTTGTGGCAACATTTCCTGTAGATGCTCCATCGTTTAGAGGAATACCCTGTTCTTCATATATGCTAGATCTAGTAGTTTCATTTCCAAACCCAAACTGGGTATATGCAAATTGCCGCCATTCAATTGATACGACATCAATGCCTTTATCTAGCACATAAGCACTGGTCGAAGGGCCGTCTGGGCCACCAGAAGTCCATGTAGGATCCATTAAAAAACTAAACAAAGATTTTTGAAAGTTGGTTGATCCCTCTACCGTTCTAGTTTTATCATTACTCGACCAACCACCTCCATGCATGAAAACAATTACAGGATTTCCTGCTGCTTCTTGAATAGGGCTTTTATATATGTTTAACCTTTGCATTACATGAGGACCATACCTTACATTGTAATGAACTCTAGTGTAGGGAATATTGTAAGCAAAATCAATATCAGGGAAATGAGGATATGCCATAATTAGAATGGGTGCCCGTCACCGGGGCAGGAAAGGGTAGCTGCTAGAGTGGTGACTGTGCAGACTCTAGGTATAACTCCGTAATTATAAGGACTATCAAAATCTGTAAAATAAACAATTTGGCCGTTACTCGCATATTGTATGCACCGGAAACGGACTCGCATCATTTTGTCCTTAGTAACATCCATAGTTGTTCTATTTATTATTTTTTTAGAAACAGCTTCGACTCCACTAGCTTGAGTTATTTCTACAACATACGGTTGATAGTAGGTAGCTCCAAAGAACCCTGCCGACCTAAATTTTATGTTGACATTGAAATCCCCTCTGTTTATAGAATAAACATTTGGGAAAGAACTAACACCAGTTTCAAAGGTTGCTATGGTTGTCCACGGCTGAGGGAAGCCACGAGTCGCAACTCCGGGTACTCCAATCGCGCTCGGAGGAGCTTGATAGGTTATTGAATAGAGTGTAGATGTGTTGACATTGCCTAAATAAGCATTTCCAGATGGATCATAAACAGGATATCCAAGAGTGGACACATTGACTCCATAAGGAAGATCTGTATAGTCTAAAGTACCATCAAACGGATCGTCAGCCATTTGAATTTCAAAAACAGCAACAGAGCTTGCAAGATCTCCGGTAAAAGATCCTCCATTGTATTTCCAATCGAACCCTTCAGTTTTTGTTCGATATGCATGTTTATAATAGGTATTCGCAGAAGCGGATAATCCTAATTTATCTACAAGAGTTCCAAGCACTCCCCATTGGTAATTATCTGTAGTTCCTTGATATGCTAAAGCTAACTTATTATTTTCAATATATGAACTTAAGTTTAATCCGGTTGCCGCTGTGAAGTTCGAATCCGCATTCAATATTGCTGATAACGAGCTAGCTGCACTAACATCTGTTGCCAGTTCTATATAAGAACTTACATTGGCTATGGTTCCTGCGGCTAAAGAACTAAAATTAGCATTTACTTGATAGAATATCAAGGTGTCCCCAGCACTACCATTAAAGGAGTCAGATGAAGTAAGTAAAACGGCTCCACTCGCAGGAGGCCCAGCTTTGTAGATGCTAACAAGAGAACTTACTAATTTAGATCCAATACTTGTTGTGTCGTATATTGCTCCAGACACTGCTTTGTAATATGTTGCGTTGGGATAAGGGGATGCTGGTGCAGCGGAAATAATTTGAGGGAATGTCCCTGAAGTTGCAGATGAATAGTTTTCTGTTACTGTAAAATAAGAATTTTCGTTTAATGCTGATAAATCATTATTTTTAGAAAAAACAACACATTGATTGTTATTGTTTGCGCCAGCAGACACACACCGAACAACTCCTGCCATGATGTAAGATGATGCAGCAGTGTACCCAGCCGGGAAGGTAGGTCCTGAGTACGCGCCTCCTCTGTTTATCATAAATCTAAGTCTTGTGGCACTTACATCATCTGGGTTTATTATCTCTCCAGTAGCAGAAGTATTTATGAAAGTATAACTAGATGGAACAGTCACTCCACTAAAGAAATAATTTGCAACATAAATTGAGGGCAAATTAACTAAAGTGTAATTATCTACTGTAGGAGTTACTGATGCATCAAAATAGCCCGTGATATCTACATCTAAAACTCCTTGTCCTCGGAAAGACATTTCGGGAATAAACCATCTAGCTATTTCCCCATACGCACTCGTTCCTGTCCAAAGATCGGAGTTTCCTTGCCCTTCGACTTCGCCCCCCGTCTCACCCGTTCCATATTGACTTACATAAGCTAATTTTACAAAATCAGGTCGATAATACCTTGCTCCCCAATCCATAGAATCAACTTTTGCTGTCAGTTGAGCAATATCGGATGCTTTGAGGAATGTATCGCTTGCAGCCCAAGAATTTCCGTAGTAAACCAATGCAGCACCAATAGTCGGGTTGCTAGCAATTGAACTAGCCAACAATGCGCTCGCATTCATCACTAAACCAGTAACATCACTTAGTTTTAACAAAGTTGAACTAGTTACCCAATTAGAACCGTTCCAAGTTAGTGCCTTGTCTTGTGTTAAAGTAGATGATATCGCATACCCTAACAATGCACTAGCATTGGTAACTATACTAGGTATTTCGGAAACTCTCAAATACAATGCACTAGCTGCCCATTGTTGTCCATTCCAAACTAAAGATGCTCCGGAAGTAAGCCCTTGATTTGATATTGAGCTTCCTAATAACGCACTGGCTGTAGAAGCAGAAGCAGCTACAGTAGCAGAACCTGCTAAAGTGGCATAGTCTCCAGTTACAAAAGTTCCCGTGGCAGTTACTGTGCTAGCAACCCATTTAGACCCATCATACACAAGTGCATCGTAAAGGGTAGGAGAAGAAACACTAGTTTCATCGATATCTATATTGTACAGACTGCTTGCACTAAACAACATAGTTGGCAAATCTGCAAATTGAACAAAGATATCACTAGCCGACCATTGCTGTCCATTCCAAACCAATGCAGGTAAAGATCCTGCGGAAGACGGATTACCACTGGCTATTGGATAGCCAAAAAGTGCGCTAGCATTAAATAAAGCATTTGGATCAGGCATATTTTCCTCACTACCTAGAAACGATTCAAAGGTTTGTTTTGTCCCTCCAGAGGCTAACTCTATCTCGTAATTAAAATCTTCAATTTGACCTGTTGAGGTCATCATGAATTTTGGACTTGGGATGTAAGTGCTAGCAAAAATCCTAAACACTCTTTTTAGGATTCTGTCTTCTCTGTCAGCGGCAATTAATTCAGATTCTGTGGCTTCTTCCTTTAGATACAATTTTATGTTTGTCGCAAAAGGAGTTATAATTTCTAAATCTGGATTAAATATTGAATGAATTTGTTCGGTTATTTGATCAAGATCACTTTTATACTTACACCATACAATTGCTTCGTATTCTATGTTTACAGGAGCAGGGACCAAACTAATCAGTCTTATTGCTCGTTTTTTCTTTTCGTCCCAATATTTTTCCGAAACAATCAAAGGTTTGTATCTTTGTCTTTTTTCATCTCGAAGTGATTTAGGTTGATCAATTGAAATAATTTGCAGAATTAAATTTGTTTCTTCGGTTAATTTTGCTATTGCGCGTTCTTGTGTTGCGTGAATGCTTTGAACACTTATTAAATTTTCTTGGTAATCTTGTATTGAAAATCCGGAAAATGCATGCAGCACTGACCTAAGTAATTCCCTATAAACTAAAGAAATATTGGATGATCTAGATACTGATCTCGCTATCAACTCACGCGCTATTTCTTCTGCTGATCTGCCTTTAGATGCAGCAGAAACAAGAGCATCAAACGAAGAGTTTGAATAGGAGCTTTCTCTAAAATCAATAGACATCTAGATCTCTCTTACCTACTGGGGAACTAACTTTAGTTCTCGGAGTTGTTTGAATATCCTCAGAATCACGAAGAACCTTCGCTGTACAAATATAATGGTATACACCGTAAGCTTCAAAGCTATCTTCTTGAACTTCAAAAATTTCGTATCTTATATTTTGAAAATGGGGTTGTATGATGTCTCCCGCGATTGGAGATCTACCTAATCTTTTATCCATGTAAGATTTGTTAAATGTAAATAATTGATCGTTGGATAAAGTTATTCCGAATTGATCTAAGTTTTCCTCTATTACTTTTGGATCGTAGTGCCCATAGATCAAAATGGCATTAGTGTTTATTGGTTTATTTTTTTGCTCCATGTATACTGCATCGTATTCATTAGATGGCATAAATTTATAATAGTTTATCTTTGATCCTGATAACCGAATATTTTCTTCATCGACTAAATTAAATAAGTTTATATCTGGGTTATTTCTATCAAATAAACTTAATTCGCTATCGTTGGTTACGATTTCGATTTCTGGAATATTTACATTAGTTTTGAAATTTTTAACCATTAGTATAATGAGAATCCGGGGGGTTCTTCAAATTCAGATAACAAGAGTTTTTCCAAAAGATCTAATTCTTTTTCACTTTGCTGAATTAAAGCATCACCATTCAATTGTGCTCCTCCTCCGGGTCCCGGAAGAGTTTTGTATTTTCCACGAATTTGACCTAAGACCTGCTTTGCTAGAGCCAAAGCATATTTTTGAATAAATACTTTGTATGCAGGATGTATTCTATCTGAATCTATGGCACGATACTGAACGATTACACTTTGGTCTGTGGTTGCTGGAACGGGGTAAATTTGAAGATACTGATTATTTACTATGTCAAAAGATCCGTCTTGCCCCAGTATTTTCCGCATCATCTCCAAACTAATTTGAAGCAAGTTAAATTCTCCAATGCTAAAATCATTAAACAAGAAATTTTGTTGAAAATATTTAAGAAAATAATCTTGTTCCAAAGATTGGCCCATTCCGGGTATACCAATTAAATCTTTTTTGTATACCACATAAGTTATGTTATCTAATACATATCTCGGAAGTTCATAAATATTTACACCTGCAACTGTTTTAAATGTTAAAAATTGATTAGCCCAAAATGGAGCATGATTACATAATTTTGTCGTAGCCTCGTCAATTACTGATTTTATTTGAAAATCACTAAGCTCAACTCTCACAATAGGATAACCAAGCCTTCCTAATATATAAGATTTTATAGATTCTTCAAATTTATTAAATTCTATGGGATCTTGAAGAGTTGTGTTATTTAATTCATTATAATTTATTTCTCCGGAAGGTTTAGATGTATCAACCAAATCTCCGTGAGGAATAGCAAAACTATTACCATAAGAATCTATTTGTGGTTTAATTATTTGTCCCATAGATACAATCCTCTATTCTATATAGACAAATGAGAAGGCCCAGAAGATTTTTATTTCTTCTGGGCCTTCAATATAGTCTACCCTAATTTAATCAGACTGTTGTGGTCTTAGCGTAGGGGAGGTAGAGGTAGTTAGCAGCGGGGCCAACGATTCTAATTATTCTGTAGAATCTGTGGGCTGGCTGAATAGCTGCCTTAGCATAACGGGTCAAGATACCCTTTCTTGGTTGGAAGGTTTCAGGATCCGTAATTGTTGGTAGAGCTTCGATTGGGATGTATGGGCAGTAAACGAATCCACCGTCCATGGGGCTTCCACCCTTGTAACCCATCATAATCTCGTCTTCGGGCCAAAGGGGATCGATGAAGAGATCGTACTTACCAGCGAACTTACCACGGTACTCGATCTTGTTGGCACCCATGTTTGTGATGCCTTCAGTCTTGGGACCGATACCACCCTCAAGCTTGGCGGCAGATTCCAACATTGCACCGATTAATGGTGATGTGCAAATCCAGTTGCCGGGGCCACGGTGAGTGGTCTTGTAAATATCTTGTGAGGCAAAGTTTAATGCACCGAGTAGGTTAGCATAAACATGCCCAACATGTTGAGGAGCAAAAGCCAAGCTTGAGCTTGAGAAATCAATTACGAAAACATTGCTCTTTGCTGAGTCGTTCTTTGTGCCAAACTGAGTTGTTGGCATTGTGGGCTGATCATAGGTAAACGCTGCTGGAGTAAAGGTTGCGTTCTCTGGACCTGTTCCACCAATGCTCGCAAAGTTGTTTGAGTTAGCATTGTCTAGTGATGCGGTTGTCCAACCACCAAGAGTGCCGGAAACATTGTAAGCTAGAGCACGAAGATCTTCTAATAGTTCGCGGTCGATTTCAAGCTCTAGTTCCTTGGACATTAGCTCGGTTAGCTCACGCTCAAGATCAAGGTTGTGATAAGCCTTAAGGTCTTGGCTGGCTTCGATTGTCCAAAGAGCACGCATCTTCTTGGTGCGTGCAACAACAGGCTGCTGCTCAATTGTGATATTCAGTTCAGGAATTTCAGCATTCTTTAGTCTTTCACCTGCTGAAACTGACCATCCTAGCATTGTGAAGCTTGATGGGAATGAAGCAATTTGACCACCGTAAGTGGTTGAAACAGAGCCTCTAGTGTCATTATAGAGAGTACTGGTGTGTACTGTAGTGGTAGTATCTAAATCAATTGCTGAGGCCGTGCCTATTGGGGATGTGGTTAAACCCTTGTAGGTTAAGTTGTACTTGCTGTAGAGAACATCAGCGGTTGCTCCTGTTTGACGAGCCGAGCCGAGATAGAAGATCTGTGAAACTGGACCTTCCATGGGCTGAACTGAGCCAATCTTGTTGAAAATTAGTTCTGGGAAAACTCTACGAACGAGTGGGAAGGCGAACTTTTGGAAAGTGCCTAAACGACCTGTGGTGGTCGCACCCGCTGATAGATCTTCGTTGACTTGTGAAGCAACGATTGATTTCGCTTGGTTCTCTAGGAGAATAGCGGTAACTTTAGCTGTGTATTGGTCACTAATGCCTTCTAGTACTGGTGACCACTTTTCAACTAACTTATTGTGGTTAGGATTGTGTATTGAATCGGACATAGATTTCCTCACTTAGTTTTTGGCATTAGGGCCATAACACTTTCAGTCAAGAACTGGTTGTTTACCTTAGACTCTTTCTTAACTGGAGTATTTTCCATCTCTTCGGCAATTATTATTGCCTTTTCAGATGACTTGAAGGGGAGAGTTGTTTGTTCTGTTAATTGTTCAACTTCCTCTACAAGTTGCTCGGTTTGTTCTTCCAAGGTTTTGTTCTTCTTGGAAAGAATCTTTACGGTTCTTTCTAATTGTTCTACTTGCTTTACAGCAGAGTTTAATTCTTCGATTAGAACCGCGTTTTCTTCTTCGACTTCAGATTGTTCACGAACGACTTGTGCGACTGCGTTATTTTCGTCTTCTTGACCAAGCTCAAGAGCCATTAAAGACTTAATGCTCTCAAATAATTGAGCATTGCGATAAACATCGCTTTCTTCTTGTAATTCACGAAGAGCGTGCTCTTTGATAGCTTGTATTTCCATCCGTAGGAAGCCTTTTACCTTGGCTTCTAATAATTTAACTCTTTGGTTTACTTCTTCTTTGATTACACCATCAACGAGTTCAGCAATTTGTGTTACGACCTCTTCTGATAAACCATCGGGAAGTAATTCTGCTATTGATTTAACTTCTGACATAAATGCTCCTAGGATCTATAATTATCTAATAAGGTTAATTTAAAAACCTTAGATTTTTTTATTTTTTGTAACGATTGATTAATTTATCAATTTCAAAAACAAGCATATCCGCATCACTTATTTCTGAAACTTCTTCCATGATCTCCTCAGGCTTATACTTTAAATCTAATTTATTTTTAAGTAGAGTTATAAAGACATTCTCCCGAAGAGCTTGCTGCTTTGTCTTCTGCTTTAATAATAGTGTCGATTCCGAAACACTTGGGAAAGCTCCTCTTGTGCTTGGGTCAGCAACTAGGTCGAAGGTCACCATCTTGTAGTCTTCTTGAACTTCCTGCTTGCCGGGGGTATCTTCACATTCTTTTAAGCTACCAAGACCCCGGCTGGATATTCCGATTTTAACCCCGTCCTTAAGTAACTGTTGAGCAACCTTACCAGCAGGAGTGTTTAAAAGTTCGGCTTC